GGAAGAGGTATATCCACTACCAACACTAGTTACATGCACAGTTTCTAGAAGATGTCCAGCACTAATGGTCGCAACACCAATGTGGGTGACTGTTTGAATACCAACAGCACTACTTGCAACTCCAACTCTTACAATACCGACAGATGGATTAAAGAGTCTGACAAGAACATCAGTTCCAGCAGGAATTTCGGAGGAAGACGTGCTTCCAATTCCAATGTTAACCGAAGTCGTACCAACAGAGATGATTGGAGCAGGCCTGCTGAAGAATGTTCCAACTCCAATAGAAGATGCAGCGCCAGCATTGAATTCAAGATACTTAAATACGCTGTTCTGATCATTTATTGTAATTATGGTCGCTCCAACAGCAACAGTTGTTGCAACACTGGTAAGAACATCATAAGTTTCAGCAGCTCTATATCCAGAACCAGTATTACCGATAGAAATCGCAGAGATAGTTCCAGCAGCAGAGACTGTTGCTGTACCACCTGCAGAAACCAGTGGTTGATAACCAAATCCTTCAGAAGAACCAACAGAAACAATGACACCACCGATAGGGAGATTAGAAGAATTTACATCATAAGTAATCGTTTGACCATCATTAACAAAGACAGCAGAAGTAATACCTGCTTGTTCTGCAAGAGTAAAGTTTTGATTTAAACCAGGAACCTGAATGATATCATTGATGAGAAGTATCGCATTATCATCTTCATATCCAGTAGTATTAGATCCTTCTGACTTCAATGCAAATGTATCTGTGGAACCATCAAATTGGTCAGAAACATCATCAAAGAGATAGTTTCTACCATATGTTCTAACTGAAGAACCTGGAGTACCAGATTTCAAGAATACTCTTCCCTGGAAAGTAGAACTGGTTGTGATACCAGTCCAGTCTCTTTCTAAAGGACCAGCAGTCGTGGTTGAAAGTGGAATATTGCCATATGGTGCTTCAACAAAGTTTAGAGTGTTGTTTGTAATATTGTAATTACCCTGAACTTTGGTTACGAGAGCACCAGTGCCATATCCTGCTCTTCTTGTTCCAAGCCATGCTCTTCTGACTCTTACTTGGTTTGTAGAACCGACACCAACAGATTGAACCTTCATAATTTCATCGCCAACCTGAAGAAGATCTCCTCCAGAAATGGAACCAATTCCAGACAGGAACATACTGCCTTGACTTGAGAATAATTGATCACTCAGGGAAGTTGTTAATGCAGTCGCAACTACAGGAGACTGAATATAGTTGTCAATAGCAATCAAACACTTGGTGTTTTGATTATTTGCAGTGAATGTGTGTGATGTTCCGATTCCAACCGATACAATGTCAAAGTAATCATTTGGAACTGCTGCCAGAGCTTTCTCTGCAGTATCAGTGAGTCTTATCTTATTCGCATCAACTTTAATAGCAAAGACAGTTCCCGGAAGTTTATCGGTGGAAACACCAGAAATAGTTGTTGTTCCAATACCAATATTTTCAGTTGTTCCAGCACCTGGAGTGCTGTAAGTCAGTTGCTCACCAGTAACGAAGAAGTGGTTTGGTATATTAATAGCGTTCTGAACCTCAAGAGAGGTATTAGAACCAATTACATCTTCATCACTAGCGTCAATGTATCTTTCAAATACTTGGTCTCCATCATATAGGATGTTAAATGCTCTCTTAACATCAACATTTGTTCCTGCATATGAACCATACTGAGTATCGATGTATGCATTAGTGAGGTCAATCTTAATAGAATCAGACCCATCATCAGTAAACTTCATGTAGTTGTAGTAGGTCTTAACTTCAGTATTGATGTTTTCGTTAGGAGTAAACGTAATCCTTACAACGTCACTAACTACTGCAGCACCAAAGGTTCCAAGACCTGCTGCTGGAGCAGTATCGCTAACAATTGTACCAAACTCTGAAATATAAGTTTCATTAAAATCTGGTTTGTCAACCACCAGCAATTCTGTCATCATGTGATGATCGTTGTCTGGGTCAGATACTTGAACAATACAATATGCAGCGTTGTAAGTATCGTTAGCATATTCTGCAATCGCATTTGCAGTTGGAGAACTAGTAGATCCAATTGAAGTTGGCAGAGCACCAATTTCTGCATCAGTAAGACCTTCTGAACCAATACCAGTTCCTGCACTTGAGAGGCCAACGATTATTGTATTGACAGAAGAAGCGACAGATACATTTGGAGCAAAATCGACCTTGATATTACTACCATCAATGTATGCGTTGTATGTTCCCAATCCTGAATATCCACCAGACCAAGCTTCTTGATTGATAGAAGATAATTCACCATATTCAACTACATCTACGGTTGTTCCATCACTAATCAGATTGAGTTCATCATATTCAAACTGATTATCAACAGTTTTAGTCAGAACAAGGACTTTTGCTGCAGTATATGTGTTGGCAATACTAACGATATTCGTTGTTGTTCCAGCAGATACATTCTGACTACTAGAGGTAATCTTTACTGCACCACCATAATGTGCGGTTCCAATATTTGTAACTGCTGCGCCAATATTATAAGAAAGAGTGAATACATTGTATGGATTAATCTCAAACTTATTAGGGAAGAATTGAAGAACACCTTCAGTTCCATCAAGGTTATAATCAAAGGAACCCAACTCAACTTCAGTCGATGTAATTGCATATTGATTAATAAATCCAGCACCTTGCTTATCATGGAGAACCGTAACCATTTGAATTTGTGATTCTGCAGTTACATCTGGGTCTTGGATATAAGTTACAAACTTATGACCACACGCATCTGCGATAGGCCAACGAGCAATTTCACTAAACTTAGTTGGTCTAGGATTGCTATTAAATTGACTCGCAACATTATCAACATTCAAAACTCTGTTTCCTACAGATTCTTCATAATCGGTGAGAATTCTATTTGAAACAATAATTTTGTCTGAGAAATTAGTTTTGTCATTCTCTTTAACAAGATCGAAATTATAAACACAATTCATATCAACATTTGATACGAAATCAATCGTATTTTCAAAATGTGATGTTGTTGTTCCCAATCCAACATTTGCAGATTGAATTGGCGAAGTTTCAATTACAAGATCAGAGAATCTCTTGAATCCTGAGGTATGATTGAGAGAACCAACAACCTCATCCCAAGTGTCAAGAGGAACTTTGGACTTGAGAGAATATGAGAACTTTTGATAGTAATCACCATCTTGAACAACCTGTCTAGTATCATTCAAGAAACCAGTAACATCTTCCCATCCAGATTCAACTCTTGATTGGGAATCAATATCATATTCAGAATCTGATGAAATAATTGAAGCGATAGTTCCTCTAGTTCCAGAGGATTGTCCTTCAACAATATGACCCTTAGTGAAGTCTCTATTAGCTCTGATTTTTAGATTTCCGTTTCTATTATCCCATCTTTCAACAACTCCTGTAGCCTTTTCATCATCCAGAGAGATAATATCTTCATCTTCAACGAAGTCTGTTGTTGTCAGAGCAACATCAAATATTGGGAAGTGTTTCTTAGGAATAATTCTCCCCGCAGATCTTTCAGCACTGAATGTCCCAGGAAGTTCTCCTGTAGGAATATATCCATCAAGACTAAACGCTACTGTACCAATTCCTCCAATATTTTCATCAACAGAAGTAAGTACAAACAGTTTGTAGTTATAATCTTCGGTATTGTAACCCTTTCCAGTGTCTACAATTTCAACAACACCATCAGGATTGGTTGATGCAATACCAACACTGACATTTTCAACCATAACCTCATCGCCAATTGCAAATGGGAAGGCTCCAGCAGTTGTAATGCCTGATGCTAAGGTAACTGAAACTGTCTTCGTTCCGGAATCATATGACATTGAACCAATTCCCATGCCATTGCTGTTTTTAGTTGGCAGGAGTGTTGGTTGAACGTTGTTAATACCAAAAGTATTTTTAACAATTTGTAGTTGGTTTGTTCCAAATTCAAATCTAAGATCTGCTTCTGTTTTTTGTTCTCCAGTTTGACCATCAAATAGCAAGACCTTAGGTGCAATAGAACCATATCCATATCCGAAAGAGGTCACTCCGACACTTTCAAGAATAGCGAGATTGTCAATCTTGACTATTTCTGGAAGTTTAGCAGTTGGTTTTAAAGTTCTATCGTATGGATAATCGAAACCAATACTTCTAAGTTTGGTTTTTCTAATCATACCAATGTCTTCGCTGGTCACTTCAAAGACTGCATTAGAACCTAACCCACTAGTAACACCTCTTACAGAGGGTAACTTATAGTAATTAGCTCCTTTGTTGAACGTCTTTAATTGAACGATAGATCCAATACCAGTCGCAGAGTCTGTAGAGTATTCAATAATTGCATCACTTGAGGTATATGATGTTTTTTCTGGAACTTTTTGTAAAAGATATCTAAATGATGTGGAAGATGCAATAGAAACACTTTGCTTGCCAGAATATACACTGTCTAAAATCGAGATTTGATTATATCCAATTACTTCTGGATCACAAACAACATGACTCTTCTCATTTGGAAGTAGATCGTTAGATACTGGAACTAACTTATAATATAAAGTCTTGGGAATATTGTTGTTTAAAGTAAGAGTTACTTTTCCATCTACACCAACTGTACCTGTGGTCAACACTTCAAAATCTTCGTTATCTGATGTCTTATGGAATTCTGTATCAAAATTGTTATCAGTGAATAATGCAAACTTGAAAGCTGGATATGATACAGAGTTTCTAGTATATGTTAAACTTGAATCGGAAAGATCAAATTCAATAGTAGACTCTTTATAGACCTTTATTTCTGGATTAATTGGTGAGAATGAAGAGTCAGTTGCGCTAGTAATGTCAACAATCGTTGGAACAGAACTTATTGAATCAAAATACGATTCTGATAACTTAATTGTATCCTTATCAACAATTACTGCATAATAAATTTGGTTATTAACCAATCCACCCGCTGCGCTGGATGCGGTATAAATCAGAGATTGTCCTAACTTATATCCATGACCACTAATAGTAATTTCATTTGAAGTTACATTTATATCAGATGCATCAACATCTTTTTTATCGATAATGATTCTTTGATTATAATCATTATATGAAACAGTAAAGGATTGAGTTGTTGAAGGTCTGACATCAACATATACAGTATCTAATACTGTAAGACCGTGAGTTGATGCTGTAGATACAGTAACGGTATTCTTAAACGCAGATACAGAAACTACATTAGGATAATTAGTTACAAAACTGTGGTTTGAACCTTGACCATAACCTGTGAAGAATAAAAGTCCTTGGTGTGCGTTAGTTGAACCAATTCCAGCAAATGTGCCAGTGGAGTTGAGACCAACTCTAACTGTAGAAACACCAATCTGGTCTTCACTAATCTTGGCAACAAATAATTTCTGTTGGTCAGCAAGAGCAAAAGTTGATACACCAGCAGTAGAAACTCCAATAGCCTCATCTTGACTGTTGAGTTTGTAGATTAACTCATCACCCGTTTTGAGACCGTGGCTTGGCAGGTATAGCGTCTGTGTTGGGAGGAAGACGTTGGTTACACCAGAACCAGGGTTGACAAACGTAATAGTGGTTCCAATGCCAACTCCAGCACTCATACCAAGTGCTAAAGTATTTTGTGGTTCAAAATAATACTCTTTGTTAAGTCTAAAATCAAATGTAGTATTGAATCCAACTCTAGATGTAAATCTTCTTGGTTCTTCATAGAAGATAGTTGTAGCAGTGTGAGCCGCTCCAGAAGTTCCAAGAACTTCTCTCAAGACTCTAATTCTAGATGATACTTTATCAACATTCAGAACTTTGACTTTTTCATCACCAATCTTAAAGACATCATTTTCTACAATATTGTCAATTCCAAAGCCATAGATGTCAAAGTAAGTTGTTATTCCTGTGGCTCCAGTGGTTCCAACTCCCGCTCTCAAGACTAAAGTTGAAGTGGTAACACCAACTCTATACTGACCATTAAGTTTGACCGCAGTGGTGCTCAGACCAGCGATAGAGACCAACTCTTGGTTTAACAATTCATGAGGAGAACTTGCAACGAAAGAGTATTCTTCCGTTTTTCCTGATGGAATAACTTCAATTGATGATATTGATGTAGTCGCACAACTTATAGAAGATACCTGCTTTCCACCAACTCTTGATACTCTAATATCC